AGATATCCTGCCAGTCGCTGAATGCCTTGTGGGAATGCTGGAGAGCCTTGAGAACAGCAGCGGACGACTTAGGCTCATCCGTCACTTCGAACGTGTCTGCCGGTTCGTTCTCAATATCGTCTATAGGATCAGCAGCCATGATTACCCGCGCGGTTTCAGGTAATGTTATATGGTATCGTAGGCCAAAAGAAAAGCCCCGCCATTTCTAGCGGAGCTATCTATACGCGCTTGCCTACAAGCTTACGGATAAATTGAGTATTGACCAAAGCCCAGATCGAGAGGGTCAAGACCTCTGTACCATCTCATCCCAACAATTTTCGCCGGGCTAAATCCATGATGGGAACAATGGGGCCGAGAAACAGGACTAGAGGAACTAAGAAGGGATTCTCTTGAGTGTCTGATAGGTTTTTGTGCACCCAAAGGGCACTCGGTAGCCCCCATATCATACCCGCTACGAACCAATAACCCGGCTCCATTGATTTTCTCCATGGTGATCACACCTTCGGTTTGCCGTCACTCTGCTTGACGTACTCCTTGATGTCTTTTTCCTTCTGCGCCTCCATAGCCTCGAAACGCTGGCGCATGGGGTCATTGAAGGCTGCAACACCGGAGTTAGGAACCTCAGTCGTTCCCTCGGTCTTTACCGGATCTGGCTTCTGAGCGCGCGCCTGCATGGCTTCGAAGGATTCGCGTACAACAGGCGTCGGCTGCATCTCTGCCGTGCGCTGTGCCGCTGCGGTCTTGAATGCATTGTTCTGTTCGGTCTTGGTCATTGCGTGTCTCCTAGCTAGTTTGGGATAAAGTATCACAGGTTGGGTTATGTTCCTAGATGCAGAAAGCCCCGCATCCGTTTACGAGCCGGATACGAGGCTTTTTTCTACGGCGCTACACCGTATTGGCTTTGGAATGGCTGTAAGGGGATCGTTAGCTTCCATTTACCCGGCATGCCCTAGCCGGACCATTCCAAACTTTAGACGTCAGGACGATCCCAGGTCCATTATGATGCAAGCGGCAGACTAACGTTGTCTGGTGCACTTCCGCTTCTGCCTGACGTTTCTGGACTAGCCAGAATTAGCTTTGGAATGGATCTGCCATCCAGCTATGGCATGTGGTTTATAAGCCATCAAGCCCTTCACCATTCCAAACTCTTTGCCCATTGGGCGAAACTGACCGGAGTGGCATTCGCGCCATCCGAAGCTAGACGATCAACCCTAGCTGCCCTTTCGGGACTTGAGAATGGATGCTGGCTGCTACGTGCGACTTAGGCCGCGCCCTCTGAAAGGTTCTTTGGCGGCTACCCATTACCAAATTCAGTTCTGGCATCCATTGCAATATTATCTACCACTTCACGCCCTAGCTTTCAAGCTCAGACTGGTGTGTATCGTATCGATCTTCTCGGCCTGGGAGAGTGGTATTAACTGCATATGCTGGCTTTGGAAGAGGATTGCCCCTGAAGCTGTCGAGCTTGTCGCAGAGGACGCCGAGCATAGCTATCCCGTCATGATAAGGGTTAGTCTCACGCAGGCTAGAGATTGCGCCCCTCAGTGCATCCAGCTTTCCCCTGTCATCGCTCTGGAGCTGAGACATATACCGATCTGGCGACCATCTTCCGGCGTTAACCCTGCGCTGTGCTTCCTCTACGAACTCGTCGTCTGATATTTCATCCCAATTCATTCTCATCATCCTAATAAGGTGCAAATCTAACTATGAGTAGATTGACCGCTAAAACCGCCAAAGCCATCGCGGTAGGGATTGCGTCAAATTACGAGAAAATTGCCAACGTCCCAAGAAATGAACCCGCCAATCCCGTTATTATGTAAGCAATCTCCCACATTCCATCATCCCCACGTTAGAGCTAGCCAGAACCAGAATGCTATCATTCCTAAACACATGGTATAGAGGATGATGCGCTCTTGGTTGGGTGTCATTTTAGCCTCGTATTTCTTCCGCCACGATTTCCATTGCCTCTGCGGTATGCCGTAATGCATCCCACCAGTTCATGTGGTCTTCCTTGGCGAAATCCTGTTTGCTTTCCTTGAGCCTGTATATTGCAGCGCGGTCCCCAGCAATCTTAGCGCATCGAGAACGCTCGTCAAGAATGGCCTTGGCAATGACAAGCTGCGAGTCGATAGCGATAATCTTGCCGTCTGCCTCATACCAAGCTTTCTTGGCTTCGCCCCAGATGTCTTCCGGTATCTCACTCATCTCGTCTCATCCTTTGGCTTAGGAACATGCGGAACTGGCAAAACTCCAATCCCGAAATGAGCCATTTCCCATGATAGAGCCAACAGCCACGCAAACCCCACAATTCCAATTAACCCAAACTCATGCCAACAAAGGTATGCAAGCGCGGTCAGCGCTGCGCCTCCTGTCAACCCCAGCACAAAGATAGCCAACTTGTCTAAGATCTTCATTTCAAACTCTCCCGATATTGTTTTACCGTCATCTCCAGCCCTAGTCGCTTGATGGTGCGTAGGTCACGCATGTAGTCTTTTTGGTATGTGCTGCGATCGAATATGGCTTTGGAGGGCGTTGGCTCCAGTCGCTGGATTTGCACCAACTGTTCAGGCTCAGACTTTGCCGTGGCCTTTGGCTCTGTCTTCACAGCCTTTGCGACTTGCACCGGAATAAACTCTTGGCACACACTGCCCCAATGTTCAGTGCCGCATGATCTGCACTTAGGGGCTTTCATTTTTGATTTCCAGTCGGTTGCTCAGTGAAATGTTTTGAGTACAGAGATACAAGGTTTTCAGCGAAATTTTGCTGCATCCATTTGGCATCTTGCCTGTCCATGCCAAACTTATCAACGAGAGGCTTTAGCCAGAAATCGGCTATCTCAACAACCCTACCATCTGACGCTGTCGCATAGACCGTTACAACCCCATCTTCCGCCCTGTTCCAGCTCAACTTCATGCTTCATACTCCCGGTGCAGGCGCAAGTCGTAACGGCAAGCGCCCTCTTCGAGCCATTCCCTTTTCCCGTCGCGATAGTGAGAGAATGTTCCGTTGGGGTTCATCCAAACAACAGGGCGGGATTCGCGCTTCGTCTGCATTCTTGCGAGGGCGGCTTTAATTTCGTTGGTCATTTCTTTTTTCCATTGTATGCGGCGCGGGGAGCCTCCGACATTAACTTTAGTCGCTTTACCCGTCTTACCCTGCCTTCTTTGAAGGACCGCTTTTCGATGATTTGAATATGCCGTACCGTTAGACTAACGTCAATAGGGTTAGACTAACTATTTACACCCTCCCCTGTCTACCCGTAGGGATTATCGCCGTGATCTCGGAAGCGCTGGCGCATACACAGCACCAATCTCTAGCTTCCGCTCAGCCTGCCTTGGACGGTTGCCCATGCTCATACGGTCCATTAGCTGCCCAGCAAGACCTAGTGCATCAACAGCATCATCATGAACGCCCACCGGAAAGCTCATCATCTCGCTTATGAGATCTGACAGCCACGGCGCGTCCTTCTGCACATACATACCAGCAAGCGCCATCCTGCCCCGGATAGACTGCGCCCTGACGGCTTTGTCGCCTCTGGTCGGGAACTGCTCACGAGCTACGTAGGACTGCGTTTCCAGCATTCTCTTGACCAGGAACGGACCTACGCCTGACTTGATCTGCCCTGTTTCCTCTGCCCAGCCGATAGGCTTCCACTTGCGTACAAGGTCGCAGAAGGCATCCACCCATACATCAGAGCTAGATTGGCCTCTCCACATATCCAACAGCCATAGACGGCCTTCGTGGTCTACGCCGACGATGACATGAACGGTGTAGTCGCCGCCGCCAGAGGTTACAGCGTAGTCAGATGCGCCATAGACTGACAATGTGGCCTTTGAAGGTAGGGTATCGACCGTGCGTATCCATTCGCGCTTGAAGTAGTCGCCTGTGTCTGGGGAGGGGCGCTGCTGGAAAAGTGCGCTCCATGTGCGTGGGTTGCGCCGGAAGTTAGACCAGTGCTTTTCATCAAACCATTCCGGCCATATCATCTCGCCAATCTTGCGGCCCAATGGATCGTCTACACGCTCACACTCAGCGGCAAGCGAAATAACCTCCCACTCAAAGCCATCCCGGCACATGATCATGCCGCTCTCACCAGCATAATCCTCTGGAAGGATACGCCCAGCCGGGTCATCGAAGTGCCAGCGCGTAAGGATCATCGCTAGAGACCCACCTGGAATAAGTCGTGTCTTTACAGACTCTTCATACTCGTCCCATGTCCTTTGACGGATAACTTCGGAGTCTGCGTCCTGCCTGCCTCGGATAGGGTCATCAATAGCGACAAACTTGGCACGGTTACCAGTGATGCCCGAGATGATACCGCCTGACATATACTCGCTGCCATTATCCAGCGCCCACTCGTCTGCCGCCTTCTGGTCGCCTTGGAGATTGGTGCCGAATACGTTCTGGTATTTGTCTTGCTTGATGATGGATCTGGTGCGGCGTCCAAACTTCTTAGCCATGTCGGAGCCGTAGGATACCCCAATCATACGGTAGTTAGGCCATTTGCCCATTGCCCAAGCTGGAGCCACTACAGAGGCATATGTGGATTTGGCTGATCCAGGGGGCATGAAGATCATCAGCCGCCCATGGGGCTTTTCAATGCAGCGCTGGAGGGCTTCTAGGATTAGAACGTGGTGCTTTGCGAGCTGAGTCTCGATTGGGCTGAATGACTCAGTGTCTTCATCCTCTGTCGTTGGCGCTCCAGGTACGTCGATGTACCGTGCAAACTCAGTTAAGCTGCCTCTTGCTCGGCGGCGTCTCAAAAGCTCCTGAGCTGCTGCCTGAGGCGATGGCTTCAAGCTCATCATCGGTCATCCTGTTGATTTGGCGAAGCTCTCCGTTGCCGTCTGCCTCTGCTGAGGCGGCTAGATCTGGCAGAACTTTCTTGAGCAAACCAAGTCCTGCGCTGACCTGTGTGGGGCTCATTTCTCGCTCACCCTCAACATGCTCAATCAATGCGTTGAGGATGTTAGAGTTCTGGATTTTAACCCGATGCTCATTAGACATCTGAAAACCAGCTTTTCTACCCCTTACGTTAGACACTTCTCACTACCTTGTTTTTGATGTTCCATTATTATGGATGTTGTTGCTCATGAACATAGACGTACGTTTAAATACGCCCAAGCCGACCGTTTTGATGGCCTCAATAACGACCTCCTTCAGCTTACCATGAAATTCTTTGCTGGCGTAGTGAGTAGTCATCTCTGTTTATCCGTTTTGTTTATGGCTCTTGAGGGGGTTGGCCCAATCCGGGATGACTTGATCGTCTAGCTCTTGCTTTATCTTCGTACCAAACCAATCAAACTGTAAGGGCGAAAACCCGACTACGATAGGCTCCCCGTCCCTCACTTGATCTTCAAAGGACACAAATCCTTCCTCAACTGGAAACTTGTACCACTGAACCTTCCAGTCTCCATTGGACACCCGAAGACCAATACCAAGGAAGCATGGAGGACCCGTTTCAGCCCTTCCTACAACCCCAACCGGTTGCCCTAACGGGGCCAATGCAGGAGCATAAATGTTTTTGTTTTCTAGTTCGTTCATCTCATTTATCCTTGAATGGGTTGGGAGCAGCGTCGATCATAGCCCTATAAATGAATTTCACATCCTCAAAGATAACCCCTGTGAATTCAGGATCATCCTCGAACATCATCGATTCAAGCTTAAGCCCGCCGTCAACTTTCATAGCGGCTTCTGGCTCACGCGGCACTAGGACTTGATTGCTTGCCTCTAGATAAGCTTTGATGACTGATCCAGGGCCGGGGATGGATTTTGGGTCGCCAATCCCAAGCCTCATGACTTTGGTTGCCGCTTCCATTCCCCGTTCATGCGCTTCCATCTCATCTCTCCTTTGGGGTTGATACTCTCTTGTCGAAGCTCATTGCGCGGATATCAGATGCTACAATCTTGCCACGATTGCGAAGGAACACGTAGTTAGCCTTCTTGCTGTCATACTTGTCGCTGAACTTGGTTCCGTCTTTCA